TAAGGTCAAATATTTTTATACTTTAATTTGTCAACTTACTTTCTATTTTTGAACTTCCAAGAATTGAAGTTCATTAAATTTATCTCTTCCCAAAAATTACTTTGATGATTGTATTTCCAATTTTCCGTTCCAATCCATTAAGGGTAGTAGGAATACCGGTTCCTTTCGCAACTTGCTTTTTTACCTGGGTAACTCCTAAAAATCGTTTCCATGAAAATGAGAATCCGCGCATTTGGGTGGTTTTTAATGGTCTTATAATTAACGAGTCTTCGCCAGGAGATTTGTCGGGACGAAAAACAGCTACCAAATTTAACAAATTGGATAGTTAATAGAAGTTTTAACGAACAATAAAATGAATTTATTTTAAGTAAACTATTATTCTATCTTCGACTTTCACTAATCAATATTTTATAAGTTACTTTTATTATTCTCTTTTAGTTCTTTTCTCACATGCCTGGTGCAATGTTGCATAGCAAATCCAGGAAAATAAGACGCATAGATTTTCAGGCCAAAGGTGGTACCTGAAAATTCAGATCCCGAGTACTCGGGAGATGGTGTCAGGTTCTTTTTTGGCAGCGTTTTTCTTTCAAGAAAAAAGTTGAGACGCTCTCTTTTGGTTCTTTTCTCTGAGGTCGGGTCAGAGAAAAGAACTGCGCAAGAAAAAATGGGGTGAAACCGGATCCATTTTTTTAATTCGCTCCTTTTGCGAATTGGCGCAAGGTTCTTTTTGGTCGCTTTTTCTTCCAAGAAAAAGCGTAGAGAAGAGAAAATGATTAGGCTTTTGCTTTACCTGTCTTTAACACTTTAAAAACAGGTAAATAAAAGACAATCAGACCACCACAACAGCAACAAATTTTCAATTTGTTGCTGTTGTGTGTGACTACCCGAACTCGCCCTAAGCAAAGAGGCAGAAAAAAAGCCGATTTTTACGGATATATGGTATCCACCACAGCGCACCACAATACGCACTATCTGCTGCATTACCACGCTTCATGGCGCACCACAGCAAGCACCACAGAGCATCACAGCATATCGACATACACCACGGCGTACCACAGTATCCACCACAGCGCACCACGATTCAGTCCTACAATGATGATTGCAAAGCATCAAAGCGACTTAAAAAAATTGAGTGTGTTTATCAAATATAAATTCAGTCCTATTGGTATATGCCATAAGGCTATTATACTTATAAGTAAAATGAATTATAGAATGAGTTTAAAAGATTTTTTCCGTTTGTATGAAAGAAAGAAGAGAGCGAAGCGACAAAGTTTGTCTTTGATGGGTTTATGTGCTGATCGGCAGTTATGCCGGCAGCGAGGTAACGAACTAATACAGCATGAAAACGAAACGAAGTGACCGGAACGATAGTGGGGTGGAGCGTAGTTCGGTTGATTGCTGTGTCGGGTGAGGAAACCGAGCTGCTACAGGTGTTTGGTGTTATCAGCTGGATCATGAGCAAAGCCGCCATGAGAGCGACATGAAGCGATGCGTAACGGTAGTGGAGTTGAGTGGAGTTAGCTGATTGGTGGATCGGGCGAATAGATCAAAGCTGTTGTGTTTGGTGTTGTGACTATTATGAAAGGATTGGGTTTTACAGTCCTTTTGGAACTGTCACCTGGCGCCAGAAAGTTCAATGTGAATGAATGAGAATGGAGTGTAATGTGTAGCGACCAATGGAGCGGACAAGTGAAACGTAATGAGAATGATTGATCATTGATCTTTCCAGCCTGGGTGTTTGGCGTTGGGAGCGTTATTATCGCTCTCGCGTAAGTGATTGCAACGAAAATCCGTTTGCCCGATAGCAAAAGATTGCAGGGAAAAAGCCCGGGCCAAAGGCAACGCCCAAAAGAGTAAACTGATTATAACCTTGGACTTACAAATGTTGAGCCACCTGTTTTATACAGTATTTGTCCATATTTTGTCCATATTCTTTTATCCACAGCATCACCAAAGTGTGTTGCTTCTTCCTGAAGTACATTTTGTTTTCTTTCTGAACTTTTATCTTTCTCGAACTTTCCATTTCGTTCTATCACCTTTGTATTATTCATAGAAATAATAGTGAACTTACAGTTTTTGCCATTGATAATTACCTTCGGAAACTTTGTATTTGAGCCTTTTAATATGTTTGCCCAAAGCAAATACTTATCATGTTGTGGCGGCTCCATGCCTTTATGAACCATTGAAGTAACTCTCCATCCATTTTTCTGTAATCGTTCAATGGCCTGTTCATTATACGGTTTTGAATTCTTCACATTTGGCTGACGGTGGTCCCCATAGCGATCACGAAAATACATCAGATCGCGGCACGAATGTGACTTATAATACGCACAGAACTGATCCACCAGATCATCTACCGGAACATTTTTTGTCTGCTCAGGCTTAATAAAGAATTCATTTATAATACAATCCGTTTTCTCTACAATCTTTGTGACGAAGTTAAAATTACGTTCCTGACCAACTGAGAAAAGGTTAATTTTTGCACCCCAATCGGGCACAATTTCCAGTGGCCTATTCGGATCGCAATCCAGATCAAACAAAGAATTTCGAGTAGCCATAGAATTTGCATCATAATTTGAATTTTGAGCCACCTGACGAATATGATCATCATTATATGCATCGTAATAAATGTGACGCTGACTATCCAAATCATAGTAGCAATCTACAACCTTATCTAAAATCCAGTTCAACATTTCGACCATAAACGTGAGCAGAGTTTGTTTATCAAACTCCCGCACGATATATGACATTCCTAAATTTTCAATATTATCAAAGGCGTTAGCCAGTGAGAAAAGCACACCTTCGGCGGAGACAAAGGGTGCGATTTGTTTTTTCAGGCGAACGCACTCATTCCAAATGTCTTTAAACAAACGGGTATCGGATTGTTTATATGCTTCGATCAACTGAAGTTGTAATTTTACCACACGGTTCCATACATCGAATAACTGGATGCCTCGCTCAGCAGCATAGTATTCGCCGTATTTAAGGAGCCACATTTGTTCTTTCGTATATGGCATCGATGAGACATATCGAAATCCATGGTGCTTATGGAAGCGATTTTTTATTGGGGCGCGAAAGCCCCAATGTTCTTCATTTCCACGGTTAGCCGGGGAAACTTCTTCATCATACCTCACTTTATTGATCGTCAGGGCTTCATCGATGATTTCACGATCAAGATTCGGTCCTCGTGCCGAACCTTGACGTTCCTGCGAAAGCATAAGAAACCCGGTACCATTAGAGAAGGAAATGAAATTGTCATATTTGGTAACTTTCTCATAAGGATCAAGAAACGAAGCTGGAGGCTTTACTCCAATCACAAAATCTTTATCTTTTTGAAAACCGATCTTTTCCAGAAACTTGAGTGTTGATGGTAAGGTTCGGGTATATATCTGCCCAAAAGTTCTCCCGGTTATGGACGAAATTGAGCGGGGCATATATCTTACAATATCATTTATTTCCCATCCGATAATATAGGATTTACCCGTTCCACGACCATGTATGTCTACATGACTTTTAGCCTGACTGATTACAGCGAGTTGTTGCGGGCGGTTAAGCGTGATTTCTTCTTCGATCATGTTTTCATGATTTCTTCCGCTTCCACATCGGTAATTTCATTACCACCATAAATGGCTTTGTTGAATTCCTGAAGCACAGCGCCAGGAATATTTTTCAGATGTTTCAGATCCAGTTTTATTTCCGATCCATTTGCCTGGATAATGATATTGAATTGATGTTTTTCATTTCGCAGTGGATCCACAGGATCCACTGGTTTGGGGCCAATCGCTTTTAAGAGATTGGCATGTTCCATGGCAATCGTTTTTGATGAAAGTTCGGACTTATTGTTTTGACAGCGCTCAATATTCTTAATGATATCATTCAGAAGCCAGGCGTGCCAGAAGTCATAGTCAAAGGTATAAGTGGAATTAAAAAGGCGAATGGCCATTCGTACATCATTCAATGATGTTGTAACAGATACTTCGGGATATTTGGCCCGAAGTATCGAAGCAGCCTGACGTTGGATTGGATGCTTATCTAAAATTTTTCCAGCTGACATGATTCTTTCCATCAACTGCTGTTTGTCCGCAGGCAAAGGGGAGTTGATGGGATCCAGTACATGGGATTTTATCAACTCAAAACTACAATCTTCGATAGATGCTTTTGACATTATATTTATTTAAAAAGATTAGGATTCCGATTCATTCATGAACCGGAGCATGTTTTGTTGTGAAGTACTGCTCCCATTACCGGCTGATTGTTTTATTGCCATGCGAAGAGCTACCTGAGAAGAAAGTCTTCCTTTGAAATAAGCCTTAACAATGGGATTTTGCATGTTTTTACATTCTACTGCAGCGATGAAATATTCAGTCTTTTCATCATCCAATTCAAGATTGATTGCAATAGTCTCCGGATCAAAAAACAGTCCTGCCATCTGGGTTATTTCCTCAAGCTGTTCCTCTGTTAAATTCATCGGTTAGGTTTTTATGATCAAACTCAAATATTTCTTTTGAGGTGTATATTACTCCACGTTCCATTTTGGGATTATCAGTTGCGTTCTGACTGGTCAGAATGGTAACCTGCCACTGATCGTTCCAGATCAGTGCGATTTTAGCATGGATCGAAGAGCAGCGATAATCAAAACTTTCCATGATCATCTGGAATGGAATGGGGCTCATGGTTTTTACCCGGTTATCCACAATGAGGCGAAAAGATAGAATATCCTTTTTGCGGATATGAAGGGAAATGCTTTCAATGGATTTTTGACTGAATGAATAGGAAGTCATAAATACATGAGCTGGTCCGGTTTGCTTGATAATATTCATTAGTACTCTTACCAGATTAAAGTTTCCCCATGAATAATAATGAGTGGCTTTCCCCTGTTCAAGTGAACCGATGGATTCAATCAGGTTCATATCCATATCGGCACGAAGGAGCGACTCATCCTGATCGGTGCAGATTACCGATGCTTCAATTCCTTTGGGAGCTGATTCCATAGCGGATACGCTAGGAATCTGGCTGGCGATATCTGTTGTTTTAAAAAGCATTGAATGAGTTTATTTTATAATCAATTTCCCCGATCAGTTTAATTCTGCCTTTAATATGGTTTTCCAGTTTCTGACGTTTGCTCCCTTTTGGCATCGGGTTTTTAACTTCTAATTGTATGATACTCCCCAAAAATAGGACAGGAAGTTAAGATATAAATTTACATCTTTAAATCAAAATTTATGTCAACAACACGAAGGAAGTTTAGTAAGGAGTTTAAGTCTAAAGTTGTTTTA